TGGCGTGTCCGTGACCTTTACCCGGGGGGGCCCCTAGCGCTTTCTGGTGCAGGATGTTGCACAAACCCTGCGGGTTTTTCGGGAAGTATTTTCGAAGGTTGCGGACACAGCGGTCAAAGTCATGAGGCATACCCCACCGAATTTTGGCAGCACCTTTACCGGCTAGCCAGTACCGCTGCAACTGTGCCGGCATTCCACGAGCAGGGTTCGGGTCGACCATTACCCCTCCTCGTTAACGATGACCAAGTTGCAGCGACATCCGCAGACAAGTTCCGCTGGTGCTATTGGATCACCTGGAGCGAGCATCGGAAAGCCATCTACGTAAAACGGCATGCTTAAGTCGCGCACTTCTCCGTCTACTTCTCGGTGTGGGCTACGTACACGTGAATCATCGCGGCTGTCCCAACGCTTCCGAAGTAGCCTCCCAGTCACCCGGGACATCTCCATCCCTGCCGCTAGGGTCCCGGCACCATAGGCCCTAGTGTTCTCAGTCTGGGCTATGACCTTGGCTCGGTTGGGCCACTGCTCACTACTGGTGTACGTAAGGACTTGATCAACACGAGCTGCCAGTTGTCCCACAGACTCGCCCGCGTTGATGCCGTCCGATAGTTCAGCAAAGACCAGGTTGTATGTCTCGTCGGGGATCCGTACCAGCAGATTCTCAGTCTGAGCAAGTGAAGCCTGGATGAAGGCATGTCGTGAAACCGGTGGAACATCGGTCGCATCCGACCAGGCGTGTAGAGCGATCTGACCAATCTTGGTGAGGATGGTTTCAAGCTCATCGTTCCAATCCCCCTGTGTCGCGTAGATACCTGTCGGGTCCGGCTGGATCTTGTACTGGTTCCAGGAGGCCATGACCCGAGCCCGTGCCTTATCTAGCCACCGACGCAGTGCCCCACCTACCACACCCCGCAGGTTCTCCTCATCTTCACGGCGCGACATTGAGGAACCCTGACTGGCGCAGGTATTCACCCAACAGTTCCACCCGGTGCGGTGTCCCCCGAGTCAACAGCGTGGAGCAGTAGAGGTTGAGCGCCGTCTTCAACGGCTCCACTTCCAGGGTCGGGTCCACTTGCGACGACAGCAGTGACAGGTGGTCCCAGACGCCGCTGAGAAGCCGTTCGGCATGTTCTGGCCCCGTCACCTTCAGTCTGGTGTGGAACTCGTGCACGGGCACACTGAACTGGTGTCGGTACTGGTTGCCAGCCAGCCTCTTCCCGGCCAACTCCATGGCCCGTAGGACGGTGGCATTGGCGAGGACGAACACGTTGAACGGTGTCATAGACGCGGTGAGACCAGCGGGTGCTGGCTCCGCTGCCAGGGGACCGGGTGCGTTCATGGCTGTGGAGTCTGTTGGCAGGCTCTGACCGGGGATGGTGGTGATCCCGGTGGGCGGGGCCGGCGGAGGGGGAGGTCCGGCCCCGCCAGCCTGGGGGAACACCGTGTCAGGCGGGAGGATCTCGTCAGAGATCCCAGCAGCCTTCCGCATGGCGGGGATCTGCACCATGGTCGGGTCGCGAAGCATGAGTTCCCGGATGAAGTTGCGGGCGTCTTCATCGTCGTCTGGGATGTCAGAAATCTTCAAGTCGTTGAGGACGATCACCGACTCCCGGCCGATGATGCCTTCCTTGTACATCTCTCTGGCTTCTTTACCCCGCTCGGGGCGGACAACCAGGGGTGCGGTGTCGTACCAGAAGACGTAGCGATCCGGGTCTTCTTTGAGGGCTTTGAGAGCCGGTTGGAGGTAGGCGGTGGTGACCGCGTCACAAATCCGGGTCATCAACGGCTCAATGTGGACCTTGATCTGGCCTTCCATGATCTGCCAGGCGCCCCAGTGGTTGGCCTCACCAGCTCCAGTGAGGATGCTGGGGTCAATGTCCATGGAGCGGGCAAACCGGGCGAGCGCCTCCTGGCGTAACTCCAGGGCCTGATGGCTCAGCTCGGAGCCGAACTGGACTACACCGATCTTGCCTAGGGCCTCTAGGGGCATCTCCACCAACATGGGAATGACGCCGGCCGCCGTGCCCTCGTTCTTCAACGACCGGGACCCAGCTTTCATCAGGGCCTGGGTCAACCCTTCAGCGCCGGGAATGTCAGCGTCCTCGTCCGGGAAGCTGATCTCTTGGGGGATGGGGAGCAGGCCAGCGGAGACAAGCCGGGAGTCGATCTGAGAGAACACGTACCGGGTAAGGCGCTCGATCTCCCACAGCATGGGCATGGCTGCCCGGGTGGGGGACTGGGCCCAGAGGGCTCGGCGCGGGTGTGGGGTCCACACCCGGATGATCATGTCCTGTTCTGGATTTAACTTCTCCGGCTCCCCGTCGTAGGAGGTCATCTCCACAACCCCGGTCCGGGCATACCGCTTCAGCTCGGAGCAGGAAAGAACGAACCATTCATCCGACTCCGGGTCATCGGTGCCTCGGCCCACGATGTAGGCGTCACCGGCGATGGTGAGGTTGATCCCCAACATCCGGATGGCTTCCTGTTTGCGGGTTGGCCCACCGAACAGGGTGTCAGCCAGGCCCGCCACCTTAGGCTTGGAGCACTCCTTCTGGACCCGTCCATTCTTGTCGACCTCGGCCACATAGATCCGTACCCGGGAACAGGCGGAGCCGATCCAGTCAGCCACGAACCTCAGTTCACCGATGACGTCGTAAAGTCTCCAGACTTCGGTCTGCCAGGAGATGTCACCGAATTTATAGGTCTGCCACCCTCGACCCTCCAGGTTACGGATCCGGGCGGCGGACGCGACGAGACTAGCCCCCGAGTCGTGAGCGACTTCGGGAGCTGGTGTCAGGGCTTTACGCCGACCCAAGGCCACGTCTTACTCCTTGCTGAAGATCAACCCGGTAACAAGGGAGGCGGTGGGTATAGCAAGGATTGCTATAACCCATTGGTTCGGATAGAGCACGGCGGATGGCATGACGAAGAGAGCCCACCAGACGCTGACACACCAGGGGCAGTGAACAAGGTAGGAGGGCATAGAGTCGGCCCCCCACTTTTTCACAACCCATCGACGGAGACCGATAGCAAGCCGGTCCTCGACAATGAACCGGGTCAACCGGGCCACCGCGAGTATCCCCAACACCAGCGAAAGAACTATCACACGCTCACTGTAAATGCTGGGTGATCACCCGCATAGAACGCTTACAGCAATCTGTCAAGACCGTAGAGTTCCTGACCTAGCTGGAAGTCATAGTCGTGGGCGTTGCCCACCCGCATTCGGCGACGCTCCCCAGCCATCAGTTTCAAACTGGCGTGGACGAGGGCATCCATTCTGTCCGGTGACTCCTGCGTGGAGGTGGGGTCAAACCTAACCATCTCTTTCTCCAGTAGCTCGTGGTATCCCACCATATGGAGACGCCCCTGCTGGTTACGCATAGCTACCGGTTCGGCCCTGATTTTCTTGCCATGCTTTGCGTGTACTGATTCCATAGGGGGGGAGGTGTGTTTCGGGAAGAACCCTTCATCTCTGAGTTCTACGTAGGCGTCAGCGAGCACCTCGGCCAGGAATCTCTTGCCTAGGTTCTCTTCATAGACCACTAGGTCTGCCGCGAATTCGAAACAGGCCCGCCACACAGCGAGAGCTGCTGACCGCCCTGACTCCGCCACCGACCTGTCCGCCAGGACATAGAGGTCATCCTTGTTGGTTCGGCACACGACAACGATCCCGAACTTGGCATCCTCGCCGGTCAGGTTCGGGTCACAGCCCACCACCGTGGACACCACAGGGTCCGGTACAGAGGTCACCCGGTTCCTGGAGATGTCGACCCGGTTGAACAGGCCACCGACACCCAGGTCCAGGAGCTTCCCGTACAGCTCCTGATCACCGAGGGTAGTGCCGTCGTAACGGAGCTTCATCTCCGCCAGGGCCTGTGAACTCAGGTTGGAGGCGTTGTCGAACGTGGAGCCGGTGATGATGTGGATGGTGCCGTCGGTGCGAGTAACCCACTCCTCCAGCAGACCAATGGGCTTGGGGGTAGTTGTAACGAAAGCCCGGGGATGGTCTCCCACCAGGTCAGCGCGCAGAGAGGGCAGTAGACCTTCGTACCAAGTCTCATAGGGCTTGATCCACTTAGCCATCTCGTCGCACAGGATTCCAGCGGCGTTGTATCCCCGCCCGGTGTCTGGGTCATCAGCCCCCTCCAGGTAGATCTTGGCACCGTCGGGGAACAGGACCATGGGACGTGGCGATTGCTTATACCTATGATCAATTCGCCGCCGGTTCAACACGTTGAGTAATCCACTCGGGCCCTCGGCGTTGATCGTCCTGGCATCGGCCAGGGTGTCCGCGACGACCAGGAACTCGGTGGGGACTCCATGCCGGTCAAACGGGTGCTTGAGGACCCGGTCCACCACCCACTCACTACCGGCCCGGGACTTGCCGAAGCCACGGCCGGCAAGGGCCAGGCAGACAAGCCAGGGCCCATCGGGTGGAACCTGTTCAGGTCGGGCAGTCCACCACCATTCCCCCCTCAAAGCCTCGGCTAGTAGGGACTCCGGGAGTGTGGACACGAAGGCGTCACGCTCGGCCTTCGGGAGCCGGGCAACCCGTTCCGCTAGGGAATGCCCCATAAGATCAGCATAATCCAGTGACACTTATTGCACTAGCAACAGTTGTTGCTGCACCCAGGGAGGGGTATCGTGGAGTCACGACCGACACTCCTGACCGACACCTACCGCGCCCGACACCCCACACCAGCCCTGATCGCATCTGACAACCGCATAGACTTGCTCCTGGCCCACTCAGCATCGAACCGTGGTCGGTCCCCGGTTCACCCAAAGGTGTTGAGTCCCGTGCTGGTAGGCGATCCCGCAGGGCCACGATCGCTAGGAAGTGCCCCCGAGTCTCCTTTCCCCGGGGGCACTTCCGCGTCTGCACTAGTTTCTTGTCGTACCCCCTAGGTATGGTGATCCACCTAGACGAAGGGGGGCCTGTGACTGATCGAGACCACGACATCGAGGCCTACGGCAGACGAGCCGTTGCCGCCGGTGATCTTCTCGCACTCCGGGAGACCCTTGGTCTCACGGTGAACGCGATGGCAGAGTTCCTGGGCACCACCCAGAACACGTACCGATCCTGGGAGGAGAACCGGGTCCAGCGGCTGTGGCCACAGACGGCACAGCGCATCGGACGCTTCATCCTTCACGCCAACCGACACTTGGACTTCCTGGCTTCTCACGGGGTTGGCATCGACAGCCTGATCCCGCTACACAAGGTCGCTGGCCAGCTCGGAGTACCTCACGAAATCTTGATCAAGAGGTATCGGGAAGGTCTCTTTGCTGCTGACGACCTTGGGATCTTGGGACTGTGGGTGGACCGCGAGGACATCAAGACCATCGCGGAGGTGTTGTGAAATGTGTCGCCTGTGGCGGCGAATTGGACCCGATCCTATCGCCGGCCGTCGTACACCCCACCTGTCTCATGCTGAACGACCTGGGCGACAAGGACCCGTTCTCCGAGATGCTCAAGAGCAAGCTGACCGAGATCATCACGTGGTACGACACCCAGAACCCTCGGTCCAAGCAGCAGGAGATCGGACCTTCGGAGATTGGAGACCCATGCGACCGACGGATCGGGTACCGCCTGGCCGCCATCCCCGCCGTCAACACCACGTTTGACCCTTGGGCCGGGATTGTCGGGACCGCTTTGCACTCCTGGCTGGACAAGGCGGTAACCGCGTGGTGCGTGGCTACCGGGACCAACGTGTGGTCTACCGAGTCGACGCTGTACCTGAACGAGTTCATCCAGGGCCACTCGGATCTGTACAACTCCGAGTACGAGGCGGTCATCGACTGGAAGTCAGCCTCGAAGGATGTCATCGCCCACTGCCGCAACCACGGTCCTTCACCGGGGTACATGATCCAGACCCAGTTGTACGGATACATGTTCGAGAAAGCCGGCAGGCCCGTGTCCCGGGTCGCGCTTGCCTTCTTGCCGAGGGCTGGCTGGTTGCGGGAGATGTATGTCTGGTCCGCGCCCTACGAGCGTTCGGTGGCGGAGAACGCGTTGTCGAGGTTGTACGGGATCGCACGACAGCTCATCGAGTTGGACGTATTGACACAGAGTCATAGGTGGGAGCAAGTTGACCACACCCCTAGCAAAGGTTGTGGCTATTGCCCCTTGTTCGATCCACACCGGGACCCTGAACGGGGCGCGGACGCAACAGGATGCGGAGGTAAGGCATGAGTGAGCTGTACGAGGAGATGGCTGAGGCCATGAAGCGTCGGACCCGGGCCCAGAATGCCCTGGTCAAGTGGGAGGAGAGCCTCCACGACGCGGAGTCAGACATTAGGGAACTATCGGCCCGGATCGCTCAGGAACATGGGTCGTTTGTTCAGGTCCCAAGTGCGCCTGGTGAACATTACGACATTCCGGTCAACAACGGTGTCGAAGAGATCTAAGGAGCTAGGAGAAGAGAGATGGGCTTCGAACTGAAGGACCTGGGTCAGCAGGGTGAGAGCAACCTTGTTAACCCTCAGCAACTGATCAACCACCTGTTGCTGGTGTGGGCTATCGAGTACATCGAGCACAGCCCGACCAAGCACACGGTCCCTGGGAAACCGTCGGACGTGATCGTGGTCGACTGCGTGGACTTGGACTCCGTGGACCCATTCAGTAACGCGGCGGGCCTGGTGTCTCGGGGCTGCTGGTGGCGGCAGAACCGGTTGATCATGCACCTCAAGCCGATGGTCGGTGACCCGAACCCGGTGCTAGTAAAGCTGATCAAGGTGGGCCAGCCCTACGACTTCGAACAGATGAAAAACGACCGTATGTCTGTGACCCGGGCCAACAACTGGTTCCAGAACAACCCAGACTTCAAGCCGTCGGAACCGAAGCGTCGCGGTGCGGCCGAGCCCCTGGAGACGGTGCAGAACGGAGCTACGTTCCATCAGGGGGAAACGCTTCACCGTTCGCCTGGCCCACTCCCGCAGATGCAGGAGACGCCCTTAGAGCGGGCCGCACGGGAGGCAGCGGCTCCCACGAGTGAGACCTTGAACCGTCTACGGTCCATGTCATCTCAGGTACCTAGTGGTCCTGGACTGGGCCCACAGGATGAGGTGCCTCCGTTCTAGCCCCAGGACATCTGGCCACCAGAATATTGATACATGGGACTACTTCAATATTCTGGTGGCGGTCTGGTGCAGGTGATCTGGCAGTGGCACGATAAGTCCACCTCCGGGACCCAGACATAAAGCTAGGACCCCTACGGTTGTCGCCCTGGGGTCCTAGCTTCTTGCAGAGAGGACTTCAGTGGCGACTTTAGCTGAGACAGCCCGGATTTGGCAACAGGCAGGGGTGTCCGTCATCCCGATCCGCGCCAACGGTACGAAGCGACCCGCTGTCCGGTGGGCGGAGTACCAGCTAGAGCTACCGACGTCAGCGAAACTTTCGGAGTGGTGGGAAAACGGCGTCGTCTACGGGCTCGGACTGATCTGCGGAAAAGTCTCCGGGAACCTGGAGCTGGTCGAGCTTGAGGGGCGAGCGCTCACCTCAGAAAACCTGACCGAGGTCCTAAACCAGTGCGACGAACTGGGTATCGACTGGCTCTGGGACCTGTTGACCGGCCCGCAAGGCTACAGCCAGACGTCGCCTTCTGGCGGGCTGCACCTGCTGTACCGAATCAATGATCATGAGGTTCCGGGCAACACGAAACTTGCTCAAAATGAGGCCCGGGAGTGTCTCGCTGAGACTCGGGGTGAAGGCGGCTACGTAGTGGCCGCACCTACAAGCGGGCTCTGCCATCCCAGCGGGGAGGCGTGGGAAGTTTTGGTAGGGGCCCCCGGGTGTGTACCATCGATAGCCTGGGCG